GATACTAAACCGGCGGTGGCTCCTTCCGCCGGTTCTGCGCCAACCGGTGGCGCAGGGGCCGGCGCGCCGGCTCCGGTGGTACCGCCCAAGTAGGGCGGTTAGTCGCCTAGCACTATATATTACTAGATTATATAGTGCTAGGTGACACCACCTCTGGAAGTTGTTGTTATGAAAACGGTTAGTTAACTTCTTATACATTATCGGACGTTCGATTGGGGGTTATATGTTGGGAGCTACCATTCTTCAAGATAATCCTGATCGGTTTAAGAATCGTTTGCAGATGTGTGAGGAGCAAGTCAGGAAGTTAGAAATTCAGATTAGAAAATCTTACAGCGAGTTATCTTTTTGGCGCGCGCAGGTTGTGCAAGCGCGTGAGATTTTGAAAGGTCAACAGCAGTTTAAATTGGAGGAAGATGAAAATGCATAGTGCGCCTAGTTCGTCTCAGTATCAGTTTTCGCGTGTTCCTCGTGCAGATATTCAGAGGTCGGTGTTTGTTCGTGAGTGGAACAGAAAGCAAAGTATGGGAGCGTCTTACTTGTACCCCATTCTTTGCGATGAGGTGCTTCCTGGTGACAGTTGGAATCTGAAAGGGACGATTTTTGTTCAGATGCAGCCTTTAGTGCAAAGTTTGAAAGACAATCTCTGGTTGGACACCTTTTATTTTTTTATTCCAAACAGACTTGTTTGGGAGCATTGGGTAAATATGATGGGTGAAAGGCCGGATCCTGATAGTTCGATCGATTATGATGTTCCTCAGATGGTTGCGCCGGCTGTGACCGGTTTTATTGCCAAGTCGTTGTCTGATTATTTAGAGTTACCTTGTGGAGTTCCTGGTATTTCGGTTAGTGCGTTGTGGCATCGCGCGTATAATTTAGTGTATCGCGAATGGTTCAGACCTCAACAGCTAATTGATTCTCCGGTGGTCGATACTGATGATGGGACTTCCGCGGTTGCGGACTATCCCCTTTTAAAACGCTGTAAAATTCACGACTATTTTACTTCATGTTTGGTGGCCCCCCAGTTAGGTACCGGTGTTGATCTTCCGTTAGGTGATACGGCTCCGATTATTGGGTTAGCTAAATCAAATCGGTCTTGGAATGTTAATGCGGCGACTGGTTATGAAACCGCTAATCCGGTTGCCGTTACGTATCAGCCTTATCAAGTTATTCATGATACGGCTGATTCGTTGTTTATTGTTGACTCCGAAGATGATGGTTCTGGTAATCAGATTCCGGCTATTTATGCCGATCTGTCTACTGCTACGGCTTCCACGATTAATTCTCTTCGTGAGGCTTTTCAGATCCAGAAGCTTTTGGAGCGTGATTCTCGTTCTGGCACTCGTTATGTCGAGATGCTTCGCGCTCATTATGGTGTTTCGAACGGTGATCTTCGTTTGATGCGTCCTGAGTTTTTGGGTTCTAACTCGACGTTGATCAATATTACTCCTGTTGCTCAGACCTCGGCCACTTCCGGTGGATCCGCTCAGGCTCGTTTGTCTGCAATTGCTGTTGGTATTTCTCACGGTGAAGGTTTTACCAAGTCTTTTACTGAGCATGGAATGATTTTGGGACTTGCTCAGATTCGGGGTGCTGTTACTTATCAGCAAGGTATTCCCCGAATGTTTCGCCGGTTGACTCGTTACGATTTTTATCATCCGGTGTTGGCTCATCTTGGAGAGCAAGCTGTTTACAATGCGGAGATTTTTGCTCAGAATCCTACTGTCCTTGGTTCTGATGGTGTAACTCCTGAGAATGAAGAGGCGTTTGGGTACCAAGAACGGTGGGCCGAACTGAAGTACAAGCCTTCCGCGGTGTGTGGTGAGATGCGTTCCACTTATTCAACGCCGTTGGATTCTTGGCATCTTGCCGAAGAATTTGCAGATCTTCCGGTTCTTGGTCAGACATTTATTGAAGATGCGACTCCTGTGAGTCGTGTTGTTGCGGTGACGGATCAAGATCCATTTTTCGTTGATATTCTTTTCCGGTGCGTCACGGCCAGGGCCATGCCTATGAACTGCACGCCTGGGCTGATCGATCATTTCTAATTGAGCGTCAGCTTTATTGACGCTCCGCGCGTCCTCGCGCAGATCCGATAGCGCGCGCGCGCGCGCGTTTCGTGCGTGCGCGTGCGTTTTCGGGTTAAGCTGTTAAAGTAAAGGAGCGTAATTTATGCGTGCGTTATTTCGTTATTGTTGCGTGTTGGCATATTTGGCGTTTCTGTTTGTTGGTTGTCGTGCCGTTTCTGATACCTATAGTGCGTATCAGGATTGTTTGAAAGATCCGTCTTGTTATGCTGAGATCGAGAAGGGAAAGACTCTCGGCGAAGCGTTGGGTTCAACGGTGTCTGATGTGCTGCCGGCTCCGTGGTCAACGGTTTTTGTGTCTGTTGCCGGTATGCTTGGTGCTTTTTGGTTCGGTGTTCGTGCAAGTCAAAGGAAACGGTGATTCTATGGATCCTATTACGATGTCGGCTTTGATTGGTGCCGGATCTGGTATGGTTGGATCCGGTCTTGATTTTTGGTCGAGTGCGCGTGAGCAAGCCGGTTTACAGGATATGAATGATAAAAATCTTGGATGGGCGCGTGAGCAGATGGCGTGGCAAGAACGGATGTCTTCCACGCAGTACCAGAGGGCCGTCAAAGATATGAAATTGGCCGGTTTGAATCCGGTATTGGCGGCTACCCATGGTGCATCTGTTCCCGGCCCTGTTGCTATGTCATTTCAGCCTACTGGTGGCACTTTTCAAGGTGTTGGCTCTCGTTTTGCGTCAAATGCTCGTGGAGCCTTAGAAATGGCTCATACGGGTAAGGTTATTGAAAATTTGACTACCCAGAATAAGATATTGGACTCTGAATCTAGGTTAAAAGAGACGGAAGCTAATTTTTGGAGTTCTCGTAAGGGTCAATTTTTGTATGGTGCTAAGAATGTTGCTGAAACTATTGGTACTGTGTTGAATCCTCTTATGACTTTTGGTCTTGGTGCGCGTTTATTGAAAGGCTTGTCTTCTGCGAAAGAAGTTAGTAATCTAATTAAGGTTCCAGAAGTGGCTCGTGTGTTGCCGAATATAATTAAGGCCAGAGGGAGGTGATTTTTTATGCGGAATGTTCCTAATACTCATGGCGGTACTTATCGTAAGCCGATAAAGTCCGTTCGTCGTGATAAGAGGCGTTTTTCTCGTACTGCTTCGAAGACTCATAGGCTCAATGCCGGTGTCTCGATGCGTGGTGGATATCGTCTTTAATTGGGAGTTATTATGCCCTGCTATCGTCCGTTGAAGGCTTGGCAAGTTAAGCATTCAGACGGATCCTCGTCTATCTCTCTCAAGGATCCCTACGCAAAGGAATCCGATGTTCGCGTGGGGATCCTCCTACCTTGTGGGAAGTGTGTCGGTTGTCGTGTTTCTCGTTCTCGTCAATGGGCTATTCGTTGTGTTCATGAGGCTCAGTTACATGATGAGAATTGTTTTATTACTTTGACTTTTTCTGATCCCTTTTTGAATAAAGATGAAGTTTTGGTTAAGGCTGATTTTCAGAATTTTATGAAGCGTTTGCGGAAGTTTGTTGATGTTCCGGTTAAATTTTATCATTGTGGCGAGTATGGTTCAGAAGGTGGTCGTCCTCATCATCACGCTTGTATTTTTGGTTTTGATTTTCCCGATAAGCGTATTATTCGGGATACTGGTCGTTATCGTTTGTATCGCTCTGATATGTTGGAGCGTTTGTGGTCTGTTCGTGTCTCGCCGGATCGCGCTCGTCAGTTACCGGCAGGATCCGTTCGTGTTGAAGATGGAAAGTTTTATGCTTGTCAAGGTTTTTGTACTGTTGGCGATGTTACCGCGGAGAGTGCTTCTTATGTTGCCGGCTATGTTGCTAAAGGTGGCCGGCGTGAATATAACTCTAGTTCTGTCGGAATTGGTAAGGAATGGTTTGAGAAGTATAGTCATGAAGTGTATCCTGAAGATGTGTTGTTGTTTGGCGGTTGTAAGGTTAAACCGCCTCGTTACTATGATGTTAAACATAAAGCTGCGGCTCCTGATGTTCATGCAGAGATCGTTGCTCGGCGCGTTGCTAAAGCTAAGGAAAGCCCTGATAATACCGATAAGAGGTTAAGGGCGCGCGAGCGTGTTGCTCATGCGAAATTGAACATTAAAAAAAGGAGCCTTTAAAATGGTGTTGAATCTATATGCTTTGTGGGACAAGAAAGGCATGTGTTTCGGGCCGATGTTTCAGTTTGGCCGTGATGAAGAGGCGAAACGGTTCTTTTCGTCAGTCGTTCGTGATATGCGCTCTGTTGTGGCGCAGTATCCTGATGACTATGAACTTGATTGTCTCGGCGTGTATGATAATTGTTCAGGTAGTATTGAAGGGTTGATTCGACCAAGGTTCATTTGTCCAGTTATGGTTTTAAAACAAGATGTTCCACCGGAGGTTATTTCCAATGGGAAATGTGAAGACAAGTTTTCTGGGTGCGAAGCAAATGGTGAAGCAGTCAGAAAGGAAGTCAACTGAGATTAGTCATATTTTAAAGAAGTATGTTCGTGTGCCTGGTTCGTTCCAGGCTGATGTTGCGTTGTATGGTCAGAAGGCGTTTTTTGGTGATTTCACGCGAGTGAAAGATTTTAGGTCTGCCATGCAGGAGATTGCGTTGATCGAAAATACTTTTATGCGGTTACCTGCGGATCTGCGCAGGCGGTTCAACCATGATCCTGTTCAGTTGGTCGATTTCGTGAATGATCCGAAGAATTTGGATGAATGTCGGCGTTTGCAGTTGTTGCCGATTCCGAAGGAGTCCGTAGTTGTTGACGGTGTTGTGACGGATACTAAACCGGCGGTGGCTCCTTCCGCCGGTTCTGCGCCAACCGGTGGCGCAG